AATCCTTTTAGTGAGTATGGTGCAGTAGAACCACCATCGTTAACTCTAAGTGCAACTGCAAAGCCTGACCCTTCTACTGATTGTCTTACTAATGGTTGTGATGCACCACCATATGTTCCAAAACTTACAGAACTAACACCATATGTCGTAGTTCCATATATCGCAGCAATGTCATTTGAATCTAATGCATAAGCCGCAGGTCTCACAGAATCCTTTGCTTCATAGTCATATCTTAAAAACAAATCTGCATCTATTGTTGACTCAGGTGCAAAGTTTATAATAACACGTTGCATGTGTTTACGTAACCCTGCATCACCAAAAGTCATATCAGGACCTCTATATTTACCTAATATAGCAGTTCCATCAAAATCATTACCTGACTCTTGTCTAAATATAAATCCACCACTATACGCACCATGTAAAACTATAACATCTCCTGCGGATACAAACGTGTCAGTTGCTGCGGGTTTTATTCCTCTTATCTCTGCAAACTCGAATGTTTGTCCTTTCATAACACATATAACACCTTTTGTGGCATTTTCTCCCGTACCATCTTTTGTAAAAAATATTCTATACTGTGTTTTATCAGGTATAACTATTGAGTCAAACTCTGATGCACTAGACAAATTTTCATCAAATAAACTTTGTACATTAGCACTTATAGTTCCTAATTCAACGTCACCAATTCTTGCTGTACCAGCAACTGTTCTTAATCCATCAGGTCCTAAAAATATTAAGTCACCAGCAAATTCTTGAATTGTATCTCCGTTGATACACCCTATATCTCTTGTTACAGCAGTTATTGCAAAGTTGCTACTTGATGTTCCTGATAACTTAAATATTCTATTTTCGCAGAATATAAATAAATCTTCACGGAAAACTTTAAGTCCTGTTATAGTATCGTCAACTTTAATACTACCTGCACCACTAGCAGTTGCAAAATTATCTTCATCAAATGGCACACTAAATACTAATTCTTGTTTAGCACTTGACATACCTGCATAAAACATATGTTCTTTAAACGCTTTTACAAACTTCGCACCTGTTACTGCAGTGCTTACTTCACCACTTCCTGCAGAAGATACATCTGTTGCACTAAATGATGTATTAAAAACTGTTGGTGCATTGTTGCCATCTGCTACGATTAACTTATCATTACCATCAAAGTTAAATCTTTCAAAAGAATATTTACCTGCACTTGTTCTACCACTATCTATTGTTGTCCAAGAAGAACCTCCTGGTGTAGCTTGAAATATATTTGTTCCTCTTGCCGCTACAACTTTACTAGCAAATGTAGCTACCATTAAAATTTTTTCTGAAGAAGAAGATGTTTGAGGAACTACTGCAGTTACATACTTACTAAACCCATTTATTCTTCTGTATCCACCTTCTATGTCAGGTTCAAAGTTCTGTAGCTCTAATGCTTCTCCTGGTTGCATCATAAACGTGGAACGATTTAAAACTAATCCTCCCTCGCAGTTAAAAGCTATAGGTTGTGCTCTTGATAAATCTGGCATTATGAAGTTGTTTCCGTGCTAAAATATCCTGCCATACTTGTTGGTCTTAGTACTACTGTTGACCTTACATACTCATATTTGTTAACTAACAGCGTTTGTATATTTTTTATACCTTGCTCAAACCTTGCGAAGTTTAATTGATATTGCTCGATTTCACCTCGGTATTGGTAAGCATATGAAGTGGCTCCATCTATTATTACTGGGGCGAACCTGTCGGGTATTGTTGTGGTATCGTCATGTGCTGATAGGTCAGATGGAAATGTAAAGTAATCATATTTTAAAGTATATCCTCTGTTAGGAAAAGGGAATAGTAAAAAATTATTGTCTAAAGTTCTAACGATATGTGAAGGAACTCCTCCACCAGTAAATTGAGCCACTTGTACACCACTAGCTATGGAAGCTGCTGTTGTGCTGTTAGCACCTCTTGTTGCACCTGTAAATGTTGTGCTTGTTGTTCCTGTATATGTTATCTCTTCATTTGCTATGTGTATAGTCCCTGAAGAATCAAATCCTGATGTGCTAGATACAGTTATGGTTGTGACACTATCTGTATGGGTTGTGCTTGTAGTTGTAGTTACAATATCATCTTCTTGTTCAACATTGTTAGCTATATATTCATTATATGACAATGTGCTTAAATTAGTTCCAGAAGTTCCTAAAGTTGAGTTTTTTACTATTCTAGCAGTGTTGTAATCAACATGTTTTGTAGAAGTAGGTAAAGTGTATTTTACTGTGCCTGGTACTAATACTTCAGTATGAGATGCATGATTAAAAGGGTAACTAAATTCTTTTTGATTAATATATCTTATGGCTTCATTAACTGCATTTTGGGCTTGAACTTGAATACCCCGTGCACTTGAGAAAGTAGACGAGGTCAGTTGTGGTTCATTAATACGTGCAAGCACGCTATTAGTTAATGTAAGAAAAGTTTGTGCCATATTATTTTAAATAATAGGGGACAAAATTAATTGTCCCCATGATTATGATATTAAGCTAATTGGTCTCTATCGACCTCGTCAGGCTTATCATCTAGTCCGTGTCCTGATAAATCAATGACAGTCGCATACATTCTAAGTCTGCCTGTAGCTGGAGCGGCACCTGCAATCTTAGCATCAATAGTATCTGTAGTAGTTACAAATTGAGTGTAAGTTGAAGCTGCACTTCCTACAACAGTGTTAGTCTGACCATTAGTACCTGCGGCACAAAAGCCTGTAGATGTAATGTCAGCACCATCAATGATGTCGTCACCTGCTGCGAAGTCCATATCTAATGTACAGCTTGATGTAAACGCTTTCATAACTTCAGCACCTGCATTTAACACAAGTGTGTTAGCTGGTATCTCAAGTACCTGAAAGATATCACCATCGGAAAAACTATTTCCTGCTGCCACTAAAGCATCTATATCTAAGTATGCTTCAATGTTTCTCATAACATTAGAGTGTCCCTTAATTGAAGGCATAGCTACAATAGAGGAAGAAGATACACCAGTGGTATCTTTTGAAGTTAAGTCAAAAGTTGCCATTTATACCTCCCTTACGCTACGTTGTATTTAGCAGTTACGATTGCTTCTGGTCGAAGAATCTTTCTGCCATATAAATGCATACCTCTTACGATGTCTGCAAAAGAATCAGGGTCTCTGTAAGACTCTGTCTTTGTTATCTGTGAAGCTGTTGCTACTGATGAAGAGTGTCCAGCTACAATAACGCCAAAGTTTGAGTTTTGGTTAGCAGAACCTGAAGTTCCTGGTCCTGTGCCAACAGCAGGTAAGTTATTTGACATGTAGATATCAAAACCATGTAATGAACCTATTGCCAAGCCGCTTCTTAATCCGCCTGACTCACCGAAATCTGCATTGAGAAGTCTTGAATCTTCATCTTTTAAGATTTCAACGAAAGTTGGATGTAAAACGAGCCATCTACCTTCTGTGTCTACAAACTGTGTGTCTAACAATCTGCCCATTCTTGCAATAACTTGCAATGGTGTAGCAGTTGCTGTTGCTTGAGCTGTAGCACCTGGCATTCTTGGAGCTAATGGAATAGAATGGTCACCAGCACTTGAAGTAGTGATATTACCAAAGTCACCTTTCTTTAGCTTCATGCTTGTCAACAATTCATCTGAACCTGCAGTTGTTACAGCTTTTGTACCATTTACAGTATCGTTAGCTGTTCCTGCTACAGTGTTTAGAGATGACTGCTTGAAACCTGATAGGTAACCAAGGACTTCTTGGTCATGTTGGTCACGGAGTCTATATCCAGCTCTGTCTGAAGCCATTGACTCAAAGTTAACGTGACTGTGAGCTTCCTCAATGTCGTCAACTTTAAAAGCAAAGTAGTTTGCTTTATCTACGACAAGAGAAAAGTCCTCATCGTCTAGGTCTTGTGGTTGAATGTTAACACCACGAGCATATTCTTTTACAGTGATTTCTGGTTCTTTGATAATTTTAACAGTATCACCATAATTCGCAATCTCTCCAAAGTAATCACTATTTGTGATTGACTCTACAACAGAGGTCTTACGAAAAGCTTGCTGAACCTTTTGGGAGTAAATAATGGGACTAAAGTTGCCATTAGGTAAATTCCCGTATCCAGCCGCAGTTTGGAAAGCCATGTTATCCTCCTAGGCTAATATAAAATACGAGTGCATACACAATCAAAAGGCTAGATGCAATTAGGTGTCCATTTTGGGGCTAATTCAAACTAGGTAGTTTTTCTTAGTATAATTCGTGAAAATGTGTCAAGCAGGTGGTCATCAAAAAGATGGGCTGCTATTTATACATTTTATACCATACAAATTTTAAAAAGTAAAGAAAAATG